TAAGTGTGATTCTATATATTGATTACCCTTTCCACAACCATAATCTAATACTGTTTCAGAATTTGTTATAAGAACAATATTTGCAATATTGGGTGTTTCTTTGTGTAAACTAACACCTTGATAAGTTTTCTTATCTTGGTGCATAACTTTATATAAATCTATGTAATGTTGTTCAATGTCCATTGTGTAACCTCACAAAATATTCTGCATCAATTAATACTAAAGGTTTTTGATTATTTCTTTTGATGACAACTATGGGTTCATACTTACCAGCATTATCAGATGCCTGTTTATATGACTCCCATATGTTTAATTTTTCTTGATTTTTACATTCAATAGAATATGGAAACTTTTCTCTTGCAGCTCTAGCCATAATTAAATCTTCACCACCAGCACCCATTGAACGACTTTCAATGTCTTCTTCGTGTATATTTAATTTTTCTATGAGTTGTTCCCTAACCCATTTCTGTAATCTTCTACCTTTTGATTTCTTACTCTGTGTCTTCATCTACATTATCTTCATCAAGTTCTTCACCACAAAATGGACAATACTTTATTTCATAATATTCATCGTCCATATTGTGATTTATTTTAAATTCTGCATCACAAGAATCGCAATAAATTGTTTTTCCTGGCATTATTGAATCTCACAAGAACCAGCAGAACACGCAAGTTCTTGTGAACCTACTGTCATATCGGATTTTTCATACTCAGATAATTTATTCCAATCAACACTAGTAGTCATTTTATTCAACAATTCTTTATATTCCTTTTCATTACAATCTTGATAAGGTGCTTGTTTATATGTATGTTCACTATATGGTAAGAAACTCACTCCACTCATTAAATCAAAGTTCTTATATACCCAAGCCCCAACATCAATCCATTCTTCTTCTTTAACAGAAATAGTTACAGAAGGTTTGTGTTCACACCAATGTACTTGATATGTTTTCCAAAGTTCTAGTTGTTCAATCGCAGTTAAATCTTGTCTGAATACTGCATCTGGACTACACTTTATTGGAAATGAAAACACAGTAGTATCATGTGGTTTCATAACATCATCTTCGGCAGGAAATCCTTGTTCTACCATCATCTTTGTAAGTGGGTCTTTCTTATCACCTCTTACAGTTCTAATATAAAAAGGATTGTGTCTAGCGTGAATACCACTTGCACTATCCACTAACTGTGAAACTGTACCAGAAGGTTTAACACAAGTAATCGCAGCCGATTGATTTATCTTTAATTTTTTAGACCATTCTTTATTTGTATCTACTGACATTTGTTTTAGATTTTTTAATAGTACATCTAAACCATTTAGTTTACCAGCAGTCCATTTATTATCCATAATACCAGTGAGTGATACACCAAGTAGTCTTTCTTCAACACAATTCTTTTTCCAATCTTTACTTACATATTTAAAATTAGTTAGTGTAGATTGAAATGTTCCAAGTATCGTTGCAAGTCTTACCTTATTTAATAATGTATGTTCTGTGTCTTCTGGTCTGACAACAACTTCAGATAAGTTACAGAATTCTCTACTTCGTAAAATTATTTCTGAACAAGGATTTGTTCCAAAGTCATATCCAACATCTCTTCTTTCATTCTTCTCTGCAATTTTCTTTGCAGACTCTCTATTGAATATACCTCTCTCACCAGACTTGGAATCATAAAGTGCTTTCCATTCGTCCATAAAAATACCTATATCTGGTTTCTCTGTATAACACGCAGAATTATTTGCAAGTGCTCTTTGTCCATTATCAATCCACCATTGACCAGACTTTGCAACTCTCATTCTATCATCTGATAGATTAGACAAACTAATCAATGCACTTCGTCTAACACCACCAACAACGACAATCTCTGCCGTCTTACAAACAATATCGTGACATTCAATAGAACTTAATTTTCTTCCGTGTGCATTTTGAAATATTTCTTTTGTAAATTCAAATAATCTTCTCAAGGGTTCAGGCCCAGATGCACGACCACCAAAAGTTTTCAGTGGAGCACCAGCTGGTCTAACTTTACTCAAATCCCATTTAGGTATTTGTCCGTGATACAACATTGCAACAAGTTCTTTAAATGCTTTTGCCCAACCCATTTTACTATCTTGAACAACGATAGTTGTATCACTAGGATGAAACTCTTCTGCAACTGTTGGTAGATTACCAACGAACTGTCTTTCAACTGAGAAACCTACCCCAGTTCCGTTCATTAATACATATAATATTTCGTCAAATGCCTGTGGTCTATCAACTGCAACATAACTACAATTATAACCAGCAATATTTTCTCTTTTAAGTGCCTCACCAGCGGTCATTAAACATCTCATAGAAGGCATAATTTTAAGATGTATTACTGCATCTTCCAACTCTTCTCTTAATGATTTATCTAAACTATATTTACAACTTTGTTTTAAATGTTCTTGAAAAAAATCAAAGTATCTTGTTACTGTTTCTCTCCAAGTTTCTCTTCTACCTTCTTTTGGTAGCCACCTTGAGTACCTTGAAAGGTGTATAAATTCTTGATATTTTGTTGGAAGTTTACCATTAAGCATCTATTTTTCTCCATTCGTTAAATCGGACTTTTGCCTCTAGTCCTTTATATGTGTTATCGTCTATTAGTTTCTTTATGTCTTTTACTCCAGACACAACCATTTCATTGATGTCTTTCTGTTTTATTTGTTCTGGAAACAAACATACAGAAAAATCATCTTCTATAAAACTTCTAATTCTTTTTACTATTTCCCTATTTCTTGGTTCATTATCTGGTATCAATGTCACATTATCTTTCTTATCAATTCTCAAATCAGAGTGTGCAGTTGCAACACAATTATCTAGAAATAAACTATCAATCGGGCCCTCAACAACATAAACTTTCCTACCCCAGTTGATACTGTCTAAACCATATAGTTTCTTCTCATCACTTAATCTAATGGTCAAATACTTTGGTTCTTCTTTACCAAATGCACGACCTTGTAGTGCAAACATTTTATTACTCTTATCTAAAAAAGGTATTACAAATCTTGGGTGGTCACCTTTCAAAGATGGAAACTTGTTCGGTATGAAAGTATTAACCCACTCATAAAATCTGTTGCAGAAAAACAACTTGTAGTGAAAACGACTTTGAATATGTCTATTTCTTACCCATTTAGTTACTGGGTGGTCTGGACTAAGTTGTGAAATTTTCTTGAGTTTTTTGAGTGGAGAATCCCCTTTTAAAAATACTGGTTTAGATAAGTTTAAATCTTTTTTATTATCGTCTGATTGTATATATACATTCTTATTTTTATAGATTTCAAATGTATATTCTTTGTGCAAATCACTATTTACATATCTTAACAGACTACCAAAGTCAGTAGATTTCTCACAATTATGACATTTATAAACATAAAATGTCTTATTGAGTATTAGATAACCCCTGGCTTTAGTTTTAGACTTTTCTGAATCACCACAGTATGGACATCTGAAATTGTATAGATTACCAGATTTCTTTTTAAACTGTGATAACTTTGAAGATAAAAGACCAATATATTTTGTATCAACAAAAGTGTTCATAGATAAACATTATATACCATAACTAAAAGATTGTCAATACTATATTGCGAACATAATTACTTTGTGAAGAATAAATCCAGCGACTATTGAACCACCGATAATAATCCACCTCCACTTTTCTAATATACCTACCCTATTAGATAATTCTCTTTGAAGTTGATGAAATCTTTCAATATCATCTGAATTGTGTTTACTTATAAGTGTGACTATTTCTTTATAATTTGATGTAACCCTTGAATGTAATTCTTGTATTTCTTTTTTTATTTCTTTTTCGTTTTGAACTATTTCTTCTTCTTGTCTTGCAAGTTTCTCTTCGTGTACTGCAAGTATTTTGTTAATACAGTTTGATACATCTGTAAGTTTAGTAATCGCAGTATCAAGGCGTGAGTGAATATGTTTCATATCACTCACATCCTTTTTAAGAAGTTCTAGTTCGGTTTTTAGTGTCATAGTATAATTATTTATATGTGTTCAAATTTTTGACACCAATTATAATTTGACACTACCATTCAGACTTAACTAAAGTCCAAACTCCATATGCAATAGCGATGTATGCAGCCCAAGTTACTAGACCTTGAAATAATAATCCAACAAGACCTACACCGATTAACATTGCACCGTCCCAAGATGTTCTCTCTTGAACTCTATCAGTAATCCATTCTTTAGCGTTTTGAATCCACTCTATCATCTTATTCTCCTATTTGTAAATTTCTTTTTCTATGTTTATTCCAAGCAAACCAACCACCCAATCTGAGTGCCCAATATGCAAGATAGTTTAGAAAATAGAAACCATTTATTTCTATGTTTATATCTCTGAAAATTTTATCTGCCTGTTTTTGGTCAACCACCAACAAAGAACTTTTTTGTAAAGCAGGTTTCAGAGCTGCATATTTATAAGCATAATCGTGGATTAAACCACCTAAAAGTAATACCCCAACTGGTGATAAAAAAGTTGCTAAAAATTTAGGTACACTTGCACCATCAAAAGAAAAACCTTTTGGTATTACATATTTAACACCATTTAGTTCGTAATGAAAATCTTTTGAAATTTGCCATTTTCTTCTACCTAATAACCACATCAATATTGCACCCCAAAAACCTTTATCTCTGGTTGCAATTCTGATAGGTCTCATATGTGGATACTCATCATATTTAAAATTGACTCTCCACTTATTGATTTGTTTTCTGTCTATAATGTTTATTGTCCAACCAATGATTATTAATATGATTACAACTGTCCACTGCCAGAACTGTTCTGCAAGTGATAATATCATTTCCATCATTTTTTTTCCTTTGGTTCGTAGTATTCTTTATACGATTTAATTATCTCTGATTTAGTTTTAAGATTGTGTCTTATTTGTGCAAAATTCTTTGCAATAAGTTGATAATCATTGTCTGTAAGACCGAATAAAACTGGGTCAATACCTTCCTCTTCTAGTTTCTTAAATACTTCTTCTGCATTTTCTGATGTGATAACAATCCACTTTATTGATTCTAACTTACCCAAAACAGGCTCTTCTAAACCAAGAGGTTCTCTTTCAACTGGTGTGAAAAAAGTTTCTATCTTCTTAATACTAGAACAACTAGTAAGGAATATAATTAGGGTTAGCGATAGAAGGACACTCCCTATTGATTTCACTTTTCTTTGTTGCATTTATTTCTTTCTCTGTTAGTGGTGAACCAGATGATATTTCCACACATCTAAGTGCAGCTGCACTTGCCTTATTTATTATTCTTTGAATCACTTTATCTTTTGCGATTGCAGTTTTACCTATATCTCTATCACCTTTAGTAAATCGTTTATCTAAATCATTGAGTTCTTGTTGAAGATTGTTTGAGAGTGTTGTGAGTTTTTTATTTGTTTCAAGTATGGTTTCAAAATCTTTTTTCTGTTGTTCTATTACCATTTTTTGTGATTCAACACTTTGTTCTAATACCAGATTGTTTGCTTTGAGTACAGCGTTATCTGCACGAAGTTTAAACACATAAGTCAACGCACCACCGATACCTATAATCATCACCAAAGTGATTGCCATTTTTGCATAACCAAATATCATTTACTTAAAATCTTTCTCTGATATTCCACGCATTAGTGCTAAAAAATTTCTATGTTGACTATTTGGTATATCTAATACACCAGTGTTCATTATAATAGACATCTTCTTACCACCAAATCGGTCATCATCAAATGCAAGTCTAATACCACCTCTCATAAATCTACTTTCATCAACTTTTTCTTTTTTCTTCTTCTTTTTAGATGCATTTAAATCAGCCATAGGTTTGGAAGTTAAATCTGCATAAGGAAAGTTGTAATATTCTTTAAACTTTTTCATCTTATCCTACGCAAACTTTACTTGTTTCATTGCAAACTTTTGTAATTTTAAAAAGTCAACAAGTGTTCCGTTCATCAATTTTTCTATTTTCTTTTTATTATCTGGTTTTACTGCATCATACACTTTCATAATTGCACTTGCAGTAAATAAGTCAACAGTTGCCTGTTTGTCTTTAAACTTAACTTTTTGATTTTGTTTTTTCTTCACAATGTTTTGTAAAACTTTTAAATTAGTTTCTACAAGTTCGTGTTCGTTTCCAAAATCATTTACTTTTTCCATAATTTTTCCAACAAAATCATTTGACCTAAATACATCTTCTTTTAATTGTTTGTTTAACATTTTGTCAATTTGTGGATTAGATGCACCTTTTTCTGTTGGACTACCCATAGATGATTTACCTAAAACAGACCTCATAAAATCATTCACTTGTTTCTGTGAACCTTTTACTCTAACTTGATTACCCATCATTGCAGATTTTAATCCTAATCCTTTAGCATTTTTTGCAATCTTCAATGCCATTTGATTTGGATTATCACCTTTTACAAATAAATTTGCAACTGCCTCTTCAAGGTCATCAAATTCAACTTCTTCTTTTTGAAAAGTATAATTAAAATTATCTTTACCTATTTCTTTTTCTATCTTTGACAATATACTTTTTTGGTCTTTCATAGATATAGGAGCCTTACCCCCATCTTTACCTATAAATAAAAATTTTCTAGAAAATTTATCGTATTCAATTTTCTCTTTATCTAAAAGTTTCATTACTTTTTTTCTAAGAGTAGGCATAAGTGTTAGTGCAAAATGTTTTCCATAACCTTTAAAATCTTCTTCAACACCTTCTTTTGAAACAATTTTAGGTCTAAATTTTCTCATAACTTCATTATGGTGTTTAGTCATATCGTCTTTACCAGCGTCAA